CGGGCCTCGCGATTGATGGTGATAATTTTAACGTTGAGCTTAGAAGGACTGTTCCAGCATCCCAAGCCGCGGCCAAAGGCATCGGGATGATGGTCAGCAACATGCAAGAACTCACCGGTCACTTTACGAAAATATTAGAACAAAAAGGCGGCGCAGGAGCCGAGGGAATCCTTGGTGGAATTATGGGTGTCACCACTGGTGACATGATGGGTGCTTTTAAGTCCGCCACAGGCGAACAAGCAGAAAAAGCCGGAGAATCAGCAGGTGAGGGCTTTACTGCTGCAATTGGTAAGTATATCAAGCCATCCTCACTTCCACTTGCATGGTCAGGGTTAAAAGATGGTGTTGACTGGATCGCAGCCAACGCAGGAAATACGGGTGACACACATCTTGGTCAACCGATAGCAGCGGCAGCTGCAGCTGTTGGGGCAGCATTTGGCAAAGGAATTGAAGAAGAAATAGCACTTAACATGGGGTCAATCGGGACGATGATCACAGACGCTGTTAATGCTGCCGGACCTCTTGACGTTGATATCAACACAAATGTAACAGCTCAGGTCGCAGCCGCAGCTGAAATAAAAGCGCCTCCCACAGTAACACAGATTGACACCGCTTCGTTGGCTGCCGAATTATCCGGAATTGGATTGAAAGAAGCTGCAGAGGCCTTAGGGAAGCTCCCAGAAGGTATTACAACAGCACTATCCACGCTAACTGTTACAACACAGGCTGCAGCCGAAGTTGAAGCCGCGGCCGTGACTGCTGAGACCCTATCAGTTGAGAACAGCCCAGCCTTTAAAGCACTGGCTGACAACTTGCAAACAATGGCAACAGAGCAAAAAACTGCCCTCACTGCAATTTCTGATGCGATCAAGTCAGATAAGACTATGATGGTTGATCTTCACTTAAACAAAACAAGAATAGCCACAGCAATAAAGGACTTCTCCTTTGCTGATGGCCGTAAATTCCAAATACACATGCCGGGCTAAGATGTCAACTTTAGAAAATTTAAAAGAAATCTTAAATGATTACAGGAATAGCGTTAAAAGCGATTTAGATAATGAGGAACTTAAAGAAGTTGATAAGTATATAAAGAAAGTTATCGATGATGTAGCTCCTGTTTTAGCAATCACAGCTGAACTTTCTAACAACCAAGAAGAATTAAAAGAAATGAAAAAGTATCTTGACAATATTATACAGGAAGAAGAATGGCTAGAGAAACTCTTAAAGACTTCCTGAACTCAATAGGGTCAGGAGCAGATAAAATATCATATACACGAAGTGACTCACCTGACGGTTTAGGTATCGAGACCAACACAGGAAAAGAACTTCTCGATCTCGTAAATGAAGCTGAAGGGCTTTTAGGCGATTACCTTAAGTATATTGTTGATGACAGTACAAATGATTTTAAGTTAAAAGGTGGGAACGAGGAAGCTGCTCCAAACAGGCGAGGCGACTCTCTCGCGCTAGCTGATGATCAAGGTGCTGAATCAGTCTTTGTGCAGCAGGGAACAGAACAGGCTGCAAAACTAAATGAATATTCAAATAGTAGAAAATTTGATGAATCAGGAACAGACCTGAACAGCCTAATAGATAAAACAGGTAAATCCGGTAATTTTCACAACGGCCTTGCAGATATACAAGGACGCCCTCTGAGTACGTCACCAGAGACACTGGTAGATCCTAACGGTGAAGATAACGATATTGTTCAGGCAACTCAAAAAATGTTCTTGCATAACAACAGGTTTGCAAATGTGGGTAGTAGTGAAAACAATGCCTTTTCTGTTAATCCTCAAAATATTGAAGAATTTGAAGAATTTGCCAACAATAGAGGTACTCTTACACTCCAGAAAAATTTTGGCCTATATGACAAAGAAGAATACAAAGCATCGTTTGATAGGTTGAAGAATATTGGCGCTTCTCTGCTGCTCAAGGCATCAGGATACTATGATGAAGACACACCAGGTGACGCTGCCAAGTCAACGTTGGCTCTTGCGCTTCAAGAAGAGATGATAGCGGCCGGTCACAAAGACGCGGCAAACATTTCAAGCACAGGATACCTTAAAAAAGATATATCAAAGACTAGGGCAAAAAACGCACCAGGGTTTCCATCTACTAGTACAGGTGACTCAGTCCGTGCAGGAAAAGGCGAGTTTGTTGTTAACGATCCCGATGCTAATAATTCAAAAACTTTTGGGTCCACTTACAACAGTACGGTAACATTTTCTAGTAAAAACAGGACAGTCCATAAAATTCAAGCGGCAATATCTGTTATTGCACTTAAAACCATAGCTAAGGAGTTTTTTGACACCTTCAAGTCTTACTTAAAGCAAGAGGACGCCAAAGCACTTGAAGCATCAACAGACGAGTTTTTGCAACAGCATGGTCGATCTCAGGTAGGCGTCTATATGATAGGCCAATCTAGAAACATGACTAGCCTTGTTTTAGATGCAAATATCTTTTCTAATATGCTTACTGCTACAAAGTATCCTTACGGCAGCTGTGTCGATCGAGGTTTGGAAATTTCCTTTGGTATAGAAGAAGATGCTGAAGGTATCGCAGGGCATAGCAGCTTTTCTCAGTCACCTGGGTTTTGGATGGCTGTGGCAAATTCAATACTTAAAACATATGACAACATTACAAATAGAATAGCACAGATTGATACTGATTCTTATCGGGGAAAAGAAATAATGGTTGTCATGAAGTCTGTCATAGAAGAAAATAGCTTTATAAAGTTTTTAAACGTCATGGCAGTGATTGGTGACTGCAGCCTCCAGAGTACAAATTCTCTAACAGGTGAAACAGATCCTAAAAACGTAACCCACGTTAGAGACGTCGACGGCCTTGAAAATTTAGCCGGTAACAGAGTTGGAAAAAGTAGAAAAACAAAAGGGCAGATAGATCATAGCTTTTTTGACATCAAGGGTGACATTGGCGGAGAAGAAACACTGGCATGGGAACAGTCAGCAACTCCTTCCATGTACTTACTGCCTGTTAACATGATAAGAGCAGCTAGCAGATTAAACAACTCAGTTAGGGGAGCGTCACCTCAGCGAGGTATGTTGGGAAGTAGAATGGTTAGGAATACATACTTTTCCATTGACGTAGACGGGACATTTAACAGAATACCAAACAATCTTGTGAAAATGATAGAAGACAAGCTTGAAGCTGAGTATGTTCCTTTTTATATACAAGATCTTCGAACAAATGAAATATTATCGTTTCATGCATTTTTAACCAACCTTACAGACTCAATTACACCCTCATATAATCCTGTCACTGGGTATGGTAGGTTAGATCCTGTTCAAATTTATCAAGGAACTCAAAGAAGTTTGCAATTAGGATTCAATCTTTACGCGACAAACAGAGAAGATTTTGATGAGATGTGGTACAAGATCAACAAATTTGTGACACTCCTATATCCTCAGTGGACTCAGGGCACAATGGTTGACAACGGAGCAGGCAATTTTTATCAAGCCTTCAGTCAGGTCATCGGGCCTTCACCGATTGTCAGGTTGAGAGTGGGCGATGTAATTAAGTCAAACTATTCTAGATTTGCGCTAGCTAGAACTTTTGGAATCGGTGACAAAGAAGTGACCGCAAGACCGGCAGATGACAGTAATTTCTTTAGCTTTTTAATGGCAAAGGGCGGCGGAGATTTGCAAAAGGTCATGAATGAGATATCTGATGTGCTTACATTGGTATACGTTGCTGTTTTTGGCAGCCCGATAGGTTTGATCAACAGCGTCGCGCAATTAATGGAGAAAAAGCCAGGCATGGGAGGTACACTTGCCAGAATGGGGACAGACATTGGAATGAATCTAGTGTCAAGGATTCTAGTTAATGGATTTGCAAATCCGCTTCTCACTGGCCAGATGATCAAGGGTTTAAGAGATCCTAACGTATACAACGGTGCCGGCCAAGATTCAGCACGTTTTCAAACTGTTTTAGTAAAGCCTGACACTAATATCGGGTACTACTCTCCCACTGACAATAAAACCTATCTGCCATCTGCAAGGGCAACTGGAAAGATTACAGATAGGGTCACTTATAATGGTAAGATTCTGTATAAAATCTTAATTGTCGACGGCGCGTCATCGATCAATGGAACAGAGCTTTTAGTCCCACACTCTGGTATCTTAGTTGACCCGGGTCCACAATTTACAACTTCGGCTGCCGGCTGGTTGTCAATTGCTGCAGGCTTAGACGTGGCTGGCCTGGTTGACAACTTAATGCAAGGAGTACACGCATCAATGCCGAATGAAGTAAATATGGCAGTTGACATCCTTCGAGCGCTGATATCTAGCCCAGAGTCTGCTTTCATGGATGCTGCAAACAACCCGTTTACAAGAGCATTTGATACGACAAAAGGACGAGGCCTAGCAGGTGTAATTGAAGGCGTTTCGTTTAACTGGCTTGGCGACTTTCCTTGGGAAACAGATTATAATGCACGAGCACCTAAAGGTGTAGAGATATCATTTAACTTTAAAGTCATCCACGACATACCACCAGGTCTCGACCACAGTGGCTACAACAGAGCACCGCTATACAATGTGGGCTCTATTATGCGAAACGTTGCGGGTGACGTTTACTCTGACGATGGTCGCAATGGAGAAGCATCTTTTACTAGCAATACAACTACACGAGTACAGGGTGAAAAGAAAGGTAAATAATTATGTTTTCTAGATACACATTTGTTAAGAGGTCTAAGGACGGTAAAATTATTAACGCAAGCAAAGCTAGTTATAAAATTTACCAAGCAGCTCAAACTGGAGCAATACAGACCTCAATAAGAGTCCTTGAGGAAGGTGAAAGACTAGACTCGATAGCAGGTTTTACGTATGGTGACGGATCGCTGTGGTGGATAATTGCAGCTGCTTCAGGTATCGGGTGGTGCACTCAAGTTCCACCTGGGACAAAACTAAGAATACCTACGAACCCTAGCGAGGCTATGAGTCTTTTATTATGAGCACTTACAAGGTTAGAAATTACAACTTTAGCTATGAAATGATGTTGGCTGCTGCCAAAGAGTATGAAAAGCATATCGCAGGCGGCGGTCTAAACAATCAGCTTTACGCTTATTCCGGGATTGATGAAGAAGTGGAAGGCCTTCGACTAAGTCAAATGACATCCACAGAAGACGCAGCAGAGCAAACAATTTTTAAAGAAATAGCAACAAGAGTTTTAGATAGGACAACAGGCGTATACTTCACAGAAGACTTAGTTACTGGAAAAGCAGTTAAGTGGGATTTCCCGAGCAATTTTTCAGACTATGTTGAAGTGTATCATGGTCCATCTGCAGCGTCTTTACCTTCCGTAGGGAACCTGTACCTTGATAGAGACTATTCTCCAAACCACACTTTTTATAAAGATGACGCTGACTGGTACGCAGATGAGTCTAAGGAGGTAGGTAACGTTCCGTCGACCATTGAGGGGGTCACACTCTTTGACACAGTAGAGTTGTCTCACATACTGAAAGGGCTGCATCCTGTCGAATTGCAGGAAACTGCAGCACCACTAACCCAAGCCGAGCTCGAAGCACTAGGCGAGAATCCTACTAGAAAGGCCAAAAAAGAAGCCGTAGAAAAGAAAAATCAAAAAATATTCGTCCTCGACCGCGATCTTGACCCCAAAAAACCTTTCAAAATGGTGCAGTACCCCATAAATACAAATCCATCTGAACCTGATAAGATTCTAAATCCAAGCTTATCAACTTATGTAATGAAACATCATAAGCTGGGCATGCCAGGTAAGAAAGCAAACCACCTGTCTGTATTTTTTGGTGCTGTTTCAGCTTTAGAAATGTCTAGGTGCACACCGTTCTTAAATCTCATTATTATGCATGAGGCCTCTCAAAACGGGCCAACAAAGAGAAAGCTAAATCAAACTGCTTTTATGCGTTTCGTAAGAAACAACGAGAACGGAGATATGGTTTTAGACTCAACAATCTACAGGGCAAATGGTCCTTCACCTAGATTTGGAGGTCAGACTCGACCTGAGTATGCTGAGTATGAAGATCTCAAGGTATCAACTGAATATTCTCTAATGGATATATTCACATCACCGCAGACAATGGCCAATGCAAACATCAATAGTGCCGGTTCTTATGACTGGGTTTCCAAGAACGTAGCTGAAGGTAAAGGGAAAGGGTATAACACTTCTCCTGTTTTAGATCCAATTCAGCCGTTTCTTACACTAAATGAGTTAAGCGTGACGATATCTGGCGCTGGGTTTGGTATTATGGCATCAAAGGTTGCAAATCTCACATTAACCCTACATGATCGATCTAGGTTAAAAGAGCTGGCACCCTTAATAGCATCAGATAAGTTTAGCAGCACAAAGATACGTGTAGAGTTTGGGTGGACACACCCTGACGCAGGCCCAACTTCTGACAACACTATTGGAAATTATATCGACGGCTTAAGAGATATCGGGCTTTATACGGTACACGGGTCTGACTATTCTTTTTCAGGAGACAACACTGTTGGAATACAGCTTAAGCTTTCTTGCGCGGGTTATGCTGAGTCTAAGTCATGTCCTGCTGCCGGAGGACCAGTCGCTCCGATGTACATGTTTCGAGACTTTATTGACAAGGCCTTGCAAAATTATATTGCCAAAAGAGAAAAAGAAGCTCAGTCTGAAGCGGAAAAGAAAAAGCTCCCGGAGATAAGGCAGATACTCAAGGCAAGAGCCAGAACAGCAAAATCACCGAGTGCCCTGATTGAATTTGAAGAAATGCAAAAGCTCATGGCCAACTTAAAAGACACTGATCAGGGCAAAGACAAGCTAGTTCAAGCAATAGCAAAAGTTTTGAAGTTAACTGAGTTACCTGAAGTTAAAGACGGGGACGTTAGAGCAGCAATTGCTGCCGACAACTTTGTTACAACTAATACACTCAATGCTCAAGAGTGGTTGTTTTCAAAACTCTACGCCTGCAGGCCCGGTATAACACCAGATCCATTTGCTCACAGCTTTATTACACAGTGTGCAGACACAGCGTTAATTGCGGCAGACCAGGGCGGAATTCAAGGATACCCAACTGGCGATACAGTGCCTGAAATCAATGCGTTCCCTGATGATGTCAAAGAACAGTTTGACTCCAACGGAACTATTAAAACAGTTTCTCTCGGTAAGCTTTGTACACTATTTATCGGCGCATCCTTAGCAACTAACGGCCTCTTTGATGAAGTTCAATTAATGTTTTATCCTTTGAATCACCAGGCTGGAGGAGCTCGAAAACACACAACTGCGAGCTTTCCAATAGAATACCCAGCTTTTGAGAAAAAGATGAAGGAAGTGATAGCAGCGAGGTCTAGATTAACTGTCCAGGCTTTCTTTGGCATTATCGACAAGATGGTTCGTGATGTATACAGTCGGTCGGTATACGGTTTCTTAGGGATGAAATCGAAAGAAGCGCTAGATAAATTTAATGAGATTGAATCAGAAGAAGACAGAATAAAAGAAGCTGTCGCGCACTATAAAAACGTCGGTAGTGAGCTACACAAAGATGAGAAAAAGGCGCTAGCGGCGTACAAGGCTTACTTAAAAGAAAATGTTAACAAAGACCGGTTAGGTCGCTTACCTGACATATACGCTAAAGACGGAGTCGAGGGGATACTATCAGAGGCAACAAAGTTTGTAAAGCCTAACTTGACAATGTTCTATGAGGTCGTCCCTGTGGTTCATCCTCCGAACACAGAAGATCAGGGTAAGCCGTTTGAATTTGGTTTTAAATTCGACAAAATTAGAGACGAAGTAGATTCAGACGGTCTTAAGAGTGAAAAGTCTGTCCTGCGAGTTCATATATTCGACGAAGAAGCTGTTTCTGATCCCACGTCTATGGTCCTTGGTAGCGTTATGTACGAGGGGAAGACAGGAGAAATAGTAGGACAGATACAGCAGAACTCTCAGATGTCCAGCGCGACGATAGCCGGCACAGTCGCGAAGACCCTGGCTATTGCGAAGGGCAAAACTATTCAAAAGGTTATTAGTCAAATGAGTTTTGGTGATGTAAAGCAGTTTCTCAAGCGAGCTTATCCAAGCATAACGTATGGTGCATCAACAGGAACAATTAATAACATCAGTGTGTCAGGCAACACTAGCGGCCAGCTATCAAATGTCTTGATGGTTGAAAACTATTTTGACAACGCTCAAGCAGGAACATCAGACGCAGACGCTCCGGCTGACTTCGAAGAAACAATTCTTTTTCCTTCGTCAATTAGTGTAAATATGATGGGGATGCCGTTATTATTCTTAGGTGAGAACATGTTCATAGATTTTAATACTGACACGTCGCTTGATAACATTTACACAGTTAAGTCTGTAAATCACAGCATTGGTGAAGGAAAATTCACCACAAACGTTGAGCTAGTAGCCTCAAACCAAGGCGCCGTAAAAGCATTTAGAGATCAAATGACAAGTAGACTCACTCAAATTATGGATTTGCCCGAGTGACTTTTAATGAACAACAGATTTGAGCTTAAGAAAATAAAAAATTTAAAGATTGATAGCGAGTACTCTATAAAGTCGCTTCCTGCAAATGTAGTTTTTGACAAAGAAGGCGATGTGTCAGTCTCCATCGACGGTTTAAATAGGCTCAGGGCAATATCTAAGCTTAGTAAGATTAAAACGGTCAGCGAAGAGTTTTTTAAAGTTTCTGATGTTTTGAATATTGAGAGTAGTGACTCGATCTTATGGTCTTTGATCTTAGGGCCGGAAAAGACTAGACAGTACTTGAGTAAGATTCGAGATCAAATAAACTTTAGCAAAAAGCTTGTGACGTCATATTACACAGACAAAGTATATCATAGGCGTGCAGCAACATACAAGAATCTCGAGCCTGTTATGCTTGACGGAGAAATTCTTCCGCATCCAGAATATGATCACTGCTCCACTACAGGTAGAACAAGAATTATCGAGGGTTGTAACTTTTTAACAATGAGCAAAGAAAAGAGGAGTCGCTTAACGCACCCTGATCCAAACATGTTGCTCTTTGAGTTAGACCTTAAATCTTGTGAACCAACTTTCTATTTAAAAGCTCTAGGGAAGAAAATAGAATCTACAGATGTTTACGAAGATATCGCAAACAAAATAGGCATGAGTATTAAAGACAGGCCAAGATTCAAGAGGGGCATTTTATCTGTAATGTACGGCGCAAGAGATTCTACGTCTAAGAATATTTTAAAGTGTTCTTCTAAAGATCTTAAAAAAATAAAAGATCATTTTGAAATTGAAAGTTTTATGGCAAATTTGACAGACAGGTTTGAAAAAAATGGAATGATATACAATTACTATGGCCGGCCGATTTGTTATGACGACAGCTTAGTAAACTATTGGATCCAGTCCTCAGCTGTTGATTATTGCAGTCTTGCTTTTTCTAATCTTATCAGCGAAGCAGATGTGAAACCCTGCTTTTTTGTTCATGACTCTATAACATTTGCAGCCAAAAAAGAAAGAGAAGAAGAGCTCATGAGTTTGAAGTCAGTATCAGAAGGCTATTCTGGCATTGAAATTCCTGTTGAAGTTTCAGTGCTTTCTAGATAGTTATTTTCATGGCCAATAATAAATCAATGCTAGAATACTATGGTACACAGCGCCCTTCGTTTGCAGGCAACGGAGGAGCTGGAAGTAATTTTTCTGTAGGAAAAAGCCTTGGTTATACAGGAGCCGATGCCAATTTCTCTTCTTACATGTCGAGTAAAAAGTTTCCTGTAGACTATTTTGAAACAGATGAAGAAGAGGAAGAAATGGAAGATAACATTCTTGAAAAAAGAGTGCTTAATAATGGTACTTACTCTCTTGAAGAGACTTTAGCTAACGTAAATGAAGAATATGAGTACTTAGATCAGTTTGCTACTGGAATGAAGTACGCAGCTAGAACAGGATTAAAGGGTGTGAAGGTTGCAGGAAAAAGCGCGACGATGGCAATTCCTTTTGTCGACGCAATAGCAGGCAGCATATATTTGACTTCTGGTGCGCTTGAATTCAGAAAAATCACAAATGAGATTGTTGAGCACTTAAACACCGATGAAAACTCTTTTGCTGAAGCCATTGCTTCTGACGACGAAAGCAAATGGCAAGCAATCTTAGGCCAGATAGCAGCTACTCACCCAGAAGATCGAGCAGCAATGGAAAGCAGCTTTGAGGATTTGTTAGAGAATATTAAAAGCTTTATTGTGACACTATTTCAGGCTTATGATTCATACACGGGTGTAGGTGTAGCTGCTAACCCTATTACAGCGTTGGGAGGTTTCCTTGCTGAAATGGCGCCAATAGAGCAAGTTCTGTTTCAGCTATACACAAAGTATGCTGAGGGTGTAGAAAAGCTCTTTAGTTATTTTGTAAGCAGCGGAAAATCTAACGAGACACAAGAAAAAGGCGGTCCTATTTTTTCAGCTATCTTATTTAGTCCTGCCAGAACAATTCGAAGACTAGGTAATTTTTATGAAGCAGTCGCTTCTAAAGCACCTCCAATTCATAGAATGGCTTCGGGCGCACTAGATAAGTTTGCAGCCGGCGATTATCCTGATCTGTCTGGAATGATGCAAGATCAAGATGTGATGAAGATGGTTGCTGAATCGTACATCAAAACAGACGAAGAAGCATTTGAGCAAGGAAGTTTATCTGTGTTTGTTCATGAGAATGTAACACCCCGCCTCAGAGGTCAAAATGACAGAGCCGCTTATGCTAGCGGAATATTTGAAGAGCTAGAAGAAGATGAAGCTGACGATATCGACGAAATGTCAGCAGGCGGAGTCGCCGGCGTCGGTATGAAGCTTGGGCATAACCCAGACGGAACACCTACCACAAAAGATCAACTAAAAGATCTTCGAAGCAAACAAGACATTTATCGGATTACCGAAAACCAGACTTGGAATCACAAGACATTAGGCAGAATAAAGTTTTAATTAGAATTGTATTTTTCTCCTTAGCAGAGTAATATGCTTAAGCAATACAAATTAGATATTGCTTTTTAAACATTAAATGGAGAAAATAATATGTCAATTGATTTTGAGGCAATTAAGCGAAAGCTTGATAGACTTAGCGGAACAAACCGAAGCCGCAGTGTAATGTGGAAGCCAACTGAGGGCGAAGAGCACACAGTTCGTTTGCTATCGTTTCCTAATAATGATGGCCAGCCTTTTAAGGAGCTTCAGTTTTACTATAACATCCCAGGACAGCGAGGCCTTTTGGCTCCGTCTCAGTTCGGAAAGCGTGATCCAATTCAGGAGCTGATTAACAAGCTTCGCGACGAAGGATCAAAAGAGTCATATGAAATGGCTAAGAAGCTTTATCCGAAGATGCGCATTTATGCCGCCTGCATTGTTCGTGGTGAAGAAGATAAGGGTCCACAAATTTGGGGATTCGGAAAGACAGTTTATCAGAAGCTTTTGAGCTTGATGTTGGATGAGGACTACGGTGATATTACAGACCCAAAGACTGGTCGTGATGTAAAGGTTGCATGCAACAAAAATCCAGGTCAACAGTGGGCGATGACAGAGGTTACCCCTCGAGGAAAGTCAACGCCTTTGAGCACTGATGGAAGTCAGGCAAAAGAGTGGATGACAAACATTCCAAACATTGACGATATTTTCACTTGCAAGTCATATGATGAGCTTAGCACCATCGTCAACAACTGGCTTAACGGCGAAGAAGAAGAGGCCAGCGAAGGCACTGAGTGGAGCACCAACAGTACTTCAGGCACCTCTGAGACTAGTCAGACTAGCTCTGAGAGCAAAAGCTCTGAAAGCTATTCAAGCCTAGACGATGCGTTTGCTGATCTAATGGAGTAAGCAAACCTTTTAGTGTCTTCTAAAGCCTCGGTTTTCCGGGGCTTTTTTATTTGAAAATTATTCTATTTTTTATTATACTTTCTTAGGAGGTTCATATGTCTGATGACTTTACAAAAGACTTGATCAAGTCTCTAAACAAAGATCAAGGTGGCAGGGTTGCCTATAATCTTGCCGAAGATGAAAGCCCTACTCACGTAAGGCGGTGGGTTAGTACAGGTAGTACACTGCTTGATTATATCTGCTCAAACAGGAGAGAGGGCGGTTTACCCGAAGGTAGAATTGTAGAGATATTCGGACCTCCTTCAATCGGAAAGTCGCATATTGCAACTCAGATTGCAAGAAGCACTCAGAGAATGGGTGGTATTATAGTCTACATAGATACAGAAAACGCAACATCAGTTGAAAACTTAGGAATGTTAGGCGTTGACGTATCAAAACGCTTTGTTTACGTCGATACGCACTGTACTGAAGAAGTATTGTCAATTGCAGAAAAAACAATTTTAAAAGCCAAGGCTTTAGACAAGGATGTGCCAGTTACAATCATCTGGGATTCTGTTGCTGCATCTTCCCCTAAAGCAGAACTGTTGGGGGATTATGACAAAGAGACAATTGGCTTGCAAGCCCGAGCAATTTCAAAGGGTATGAGAAAAATTACTGGCGTTATTGGCCAAACTAATTCATTGTTCGTAATACTTAACCAGATCAGAACAAAAATTGGAGTTATGTATGGAGATCCTACTACTACACCCGGAGGCAAGGCGATCCCTTTTCACTCGTCTATACGAATCAAGCTGGGAGCAGGACAACAAATCAAAGACGGCGACGACGTCATCGGTATTCAAGTTTCTGCGAAAACTGTTAAGAATAAAGTAGCACCACCATTTCGAACAGCAAACTTTCAGATTCATTTTGGAAAAGGCATCGTTGAACACGAAGAGCTTTTTGACATGCTTAGAAAAAATGGTCCAGAAGTTATTGACGGAAAAAACATAGAAGTTACTGGATCAGGTCAGTGGAAAAAACTTGAAGTGACAGACGTGTCAACAGGTGAGCTTATTGTTGAAAAGAAATTTAGAAAAAATCAATTTGATACTATTATGGCAGACGAAATGTACAAAGACTTTATTCTTGATTTGACAGAAGCAGCGCTGGTGAAGATGATGGGTAATCCTAACTCTTTTGATATTGATACAGAGTCGTACGAAGAAATCAAAGCCTTGTCAGAAGAACTTTGTCTAGATGATTAAAGATCGTGTTTTAATCATTGACGGCATCAATCTTTTTATGCGCCACTATGTTGCCCACCCTGCTATGTCTGAAAATGGTGAGCAAACAGGAGGTATTGTTGGGTTTTATAATAATCTAACACGGCTAATTGTAAGAACACGACCAGAAGCTGTTTATGTAATATGGGAAGGTGGCGGATCGAAGAGAAAGAGAGATCTGTATCCCGAGTATAAAAAGGGAAGCCGCCCGCAAAAGCTTAACAGGTACTATGATGATATTCCTGACACTTACGAAAATAGAAATTATCAGTTAAAAAAGCTTATTGAAATTTTAAAAGTAACACCAGTTACTCAAATATATATTGAAGACGCAGAGGCTGATGATGCGATCGGCTATATCTGCAGCTACAAGCTAAAAAACAAAAATAAGATAATTGTGTCATCAGACCATGATTACTATCAGCTTATAAACAAGAACACGATTATTTGGTCTCCTACGCTCAAATCTTTTGTAGACTCTAAAAAAGTAATGTCACGATTTTCAGTTCATCCAGAAAATTTCTGTCTTGCTAAGTCCATCGTAGGCGATAAGTCAGACAATATTCCAGGCGTAAAGGGTGTAGGATTTAAAACTTTGTCTAAATGTTTTGATAAGTTTTTGTGCAGTGAGCCCTATAGTATTCAAGATCTCTTGCAGGATGCAACTTTACTTAAGGCGTCTAGCAAGAGAAAGATATTTCCAGATATTGAGAACTCTGAAGATCTGATTAAAAGAAACTGGAGACTGGTTCTTCTTGATACGAACAATCTTTCTCACAATCAAATCAAAAAAATAGACAATTGCCTTGAAAATTTTGATCTTACATGGAACAATATGAAGGCGCACAAAATTATTAATCAAGACGGTATAAGAGGCATAGACTTATTGTCGTGCAGCCAATTATTTCGACAGCTTAGGAAGGGGTAAAAATGTCAGAAAGTGTAAATCATTTTTCTAAATACGGACGTGCTTTTCAAGAAAAAATATTTCAGGCTTTATTGATGGATCATCAATGGTCTGCACAAATGGCTGAAGTTATGACTCATGAGTACTTTGAGCTAAAATATCTTCAGTATCTTTGTGATAGGTTTTTTGGTTTTTACGTCAAGTATAAAAACTTTCCTACATTGAACTTGCTAGTATCAATTATTCGTGATGAATTAACAGAAGGGAATGATGCTATTCTAAGGGAGCAGGTTGTAGAGTTTCTCTCAAGAGTAAAATCTTCTCCTAGTTTAGGTGATTTAAATTATGTTAAAGAGAAAACCCTCGATTTCTGTAAGAAGCAAGTTTTACAGCAAGCTTTGGAAGAAAGTGTAAAAGCAATATCATCAGAAAACTATGAGTCTGTTCTTAATATCATGAAAGACGCTGTCTTCAAAGGTTCTCCTGCGACCATAGGACATGACTTCTTTAACGATCATGAAGCTCGCTTTGCAAAGATAAGCAGAATCACATGTCCGACAGGCATACCTCAGCTTGATAAAAAAGATGTTCTAAACGGCGGGCTAGGCAGAGGCGAAATTGGAGTTGTGACAGCCAATACAGGTGTAGGTAAATCTCACTACCTTGTAAGCATGGGTGCTGAAGCGCTAAGGCGAGGAAAGAATGTTGTTCATTACACA